ATTATTAATAATAAAGAGGAAATGTTTGAATTAGAAGAAAATCTAATAGATCATTTCTCTGAAAGTTTTATAACCTACATAAAGGAGGTTGTGGCGGAACAACTTGGAATAAATTAAGTGGCAATGCTGCTCTAATAATAAGTAAAATTTCAAAAGCACACAAAGGTATTCCTAAAACAAAAGAACATAAAGCTAAATTGTCTTTATCTAAAAGCAAACCTTGTTATATACTTGGTATTAAATACCCATACCTCTGTTGACCCAATGATGTCGGCAGGATTAAATGACTTTAGTTTAAAGTCGTCATTCTTTACCTGATACTTCATCTTTGCAACTAACACACCTGCTGGTTTCTTCTTAACTGTACGTGGTTTCCGAACTTTACTATCCGCAACCATCTGTTGACAGTCAAGGATAATACCCTCTACAAACACAAGAAACTTCTTCAACTGTGTTTTAGTGAAGTTAGACCAACCTTCTTTCAGTTGATCGTCTTTACCAGAAACTGCTTCAGTCAATTCTTTCTGAAGTGGTTTATAGAAGTCACCGATGCGCTTAGACACTACACCACTAACGGAATTCTTAAGAAGATAATTCTTGGTAGAAAATGTGCTAGTCTTATTCTTAGTGAATTGATCAATTTCGTTATTAATCTCTGCTGCGTGTTTCTGCGCAGCACCCAGAATACGTTCCTCGATACTCACTACAACCGTAGGTGCTTTCGCAACGACTGCTTTCACAGGTGTCACTGCCACGTTATATTTCTTGGAAAGTTTCTGGATGGTTGTCTGCAGATAAGAAAGTTCTTTCTCTGCTACATGTTGTTCACGTTCAATCAGGCGAGTGATAACAGCAACGTGATGCACTTCTATGTCAGATGCCTTGCTAAACAGTGTGCATAGAATCGGATCCTTCTTCTTGTAATACGCAAGAAGATTCTTACGAAGTAACTTGTCGTCTTCTATGTTATAGTAATTCAATGCTTTAACTAAATCCGAACGATAGGTTTCTTCAGAAACGAATGGTTCTGAAGATCCCTTGAACAAGTTGTTCGCTTTCTCGACTGCTTTCGCACGTTTCGCTCTAACTGCTGCTGTTGCCATAATAATAGTCTCCTATTCAGAATAAACCATTATACCTGATTTACGAATTAAAGACAAGTCACTCTCCAGACTTGAGAACTACAACTTCTTCATACAGATTTTCAAATTCTTGATACTGTTCAACTTCTTGATTGAAATTCTGCTTATGATAAACACGTGCCAATTTGTTTACGGTTTTCTTTGACAACTTGAAATTGTCCGAGATGTCTGTGACTGCATCCTTGATAAAGTCCTTTTCTGCATCAACACGTGTCATGCTGTTGCTAATTTCTTGGAGTGCGTCACGAATTTTCTTGCGATCTGCGGGATTGGAAATAGTCATATCAAATTCCTATGTTGGACCATTGTTTAAGTTTTTCAAATTTAGCATCTTTTGCTTTCATTAGATCGTCATGTACTAAGACACCATAATCAACGAGTAAGTCTATCATTGCTAGGACATCACCAACTTCTTGAGTTAGTCTCTCGCCATTTGTTACACCATTATAATCAACGTTGTATCCAAACCGCCTACCTTTGGATATAACTTGAATAACTTCTGCACACTCTTCTTGAGTGATTGTTAGGATTTCTTCAATTGGTGTCATATCGTGAACTCTACATACTTGACGGAATCCCATCTAAATGATCGCCACTGATTTTTTTCGAGATCAAATACTCGTTGGGTATTGTCAGAAGTTTCGCTACCTGTACCTTTGGGTAGTTTGTCTTCTGGGATTGCTGATTCTCTGAGAGTGCAGAGCAGTTTCCTGACTGTTCCGTCTGCTTTGGTGAAAGTAATGCGCAAATCTTGTACGGCAGTGTCATGCAGTAATCCCTTTAACCATTGTTGACCTTCTGGATGTGTAAAGTCTAGTTTCTCTTGCTTACTCATGTTTCAATCCCTCATTATAAAGTGTAATCGTTTCTTGCAATTCAAACATGTCATGATCGCTAAAATAAAACTTATATGATTTAGGATCTCGACTGTTTGTGCTCGTTCGAATTAGTTCGACTTCGTTCAAATCAGTATCAACTATTCTAAATACAACCTTTAGCGTATCGACAATTTCTTTTCTACCGTTGTTACGGATAGTCATTCTACTCATTGTTACCATAATTAATCCTCAATTTAATAGACCATTTTTTACCTCAGCAAATACAATTTTACCCTGTTCTACCTTTTCTGTCAAAATATCTTCGAACATCTTTTGACTTAGTAGAGTTTGCAGAGCAACAAGTTGATCCAAATTCAATTCTTTAAGGTTTATATACACGCAAAGTCCCATCCGCTGATTGAGTTAAAAGCACTTGGTCGCCTGTCGCCATCATATCAATATTTGTCTGGACAACAGTAATAATCTTACCGTCTTTCATTCGTATAGTAAACTCAAATCCTGGTTGTTCAAGAACTTTCTTGGCAACATAATCACTCACTGTACCACCAAGAACACCAGCAGCAATCGCACCAGCAGCAACTCCATATGGGTTTGCACTAGTACCGACAAAACCAAGAAAAGCGAGCGCACCCATGCCGATGCCAACACTGGCACCAGTGATATTGGGGTTATCTTGAATTGTTATTTGTCGTATGGCAATAATAGTGCCTGAAGACGTTTGTTGTGCCCGTTGTGCTTGTGGTCCATTATAAACCACACCTGAATATGGTTTTGGACCAACTGCACAACCCGACACAATTACAGAACTAACGATAATTGAAATTATACCAAATTTCATAAGGATTCTCCTCTATTCAATACTATTATACATCAACATTGAATTAAAGACAACCCCTTGTAGATACAGCGTCTACAGACCTTTTACGGGTTCTAGTTTCCTATCGTGTTCCCAATCTACTGAAATAGATTCTTGATTCTTTGCCACAGCGAGATCTTGACTTTGGAGTCTTCGTCTTTCTTTTCCATTACTTGAGGTGCTGTCTCCGTCACTTTGCCAGACTCGTCTTGTTTTGCCAACGGTCTCTTGCGTGGAGGACGAGTCGTCACTTTCTTTGGTAACGGAGTTTCGATCAAAGGTACTTTCTTCTCTTTGATTGCTCCAGTTTGGTTCCTCTTTGGAACGATTTTTGGTTCCTTCTTCGTTTCTGTCATTTTTAGTTCTCCTTTTTAGATCAGAATTAAATGCAATTAACATCAATACTGCTAGTGGATCAAATACAAACACGATCAGTAAGATAACAATTCTAACTGCATTCTCTAACGTAGATTGATCCGCAGTATCGCCATATATCAACGAAGCAATATATTTGACTGGACCGACTTCTGCCTCGAGTTGACGTAATTGAGAGGCAATTGGTGCTTTTTGTTCTAACAACTTGTTAATTTCTTTTTGTGCATTTTCTATCGCTAAGTTTACTTTCGCACGTTCCTTTACTTGAGAATTACGAATAGCAACAGATCTTGCCGCACCTTGTTCGTTGGTAGATCTTTTTATAATCTGATTAACTGCTTCATCTAATTGGTTTAGGGTAGTACGGTTATCTGCGATAACTTGTTTTTGCACTTCAATTTTCTGATCTACCATCTGTATCTGTGCAGCGATTTCACCAGAAGGTAATGCTTGATCTAGGTGTGCCTTACTTAGGAATCCGAAGATACCCATACTTGTCAAGAACATCAAGACCAACAATGCAACAACGAAATAACTTTTCATTAGAACATTAACTTCGTTCCATCTGCGATACAACCACGATGCAACTACCAATTTTGCCACTTCAAGAGTACATCCCATAACAACGATTGGAATAAATGCTGCTGCGAACAGCGCAGTTAAACCAAAAATGGAATAGTAAGCAGCAACGCCTGATAGTACCAGTGCTGTGAATAGCATTAAGTATGTCATAATTTTCCTTTTATGTGTGAACCGTGTACACGAATCATAATGTTATTGTTATAGTAATCATCAGACTCAAGAACCTTATTCACGAACTGTTCTCTTGCTTCGATATAAGAACATTCTGCTTTAGAATTGCAGATGTATAGAATTTCCCGTTTAAAGTTTTCCTTACCCAGCAGTTCTATATCTTTAGTCAACTCGTTACTGGAACCGTAATAGTCTTTCCAGTCAGAGTCGATTTTGCTACGGACTTTCTTTTTTTTCTTTGTGCCGTTCTTTAGAGTAACGGTTTTTAGCGAAGTCTTTGAGAACTTCGCTAATTTTTTACCGATGTACTTCCGATTGGTCTTCAGGTTCGTTATAAGGTATACAAACCCAATACAATCTTCTGGTAATTCTAATACTTCTGTATTCTCGAATAACCACATACAATAGTCCAGTAAATGAACTATTTATTCCTCTTCGTATTCTTCGACCTGCGTAATGTCTGCTCCACACACAGGACAACAGGCAATATCTTCTATTCTAGAATCTTCGCCTTTAAGTGTTATCTTTCCGTATGTGCCACAGGCATCACATTCAAACAATCTACTTGCCATTATCGATCCCTTGTAATTTTAAGTTAAGTACAAAATTTTCTACAATTAACTTTGTTATACTTGCCAACATTGTAACTTGGTCATTAGTATTATATATTTCAATTACCTGGGACGCTATTAAGCGATAAGCAGTATCTTCGTCAATAGCAAGCATACCCCAATCAATGGGGTCTTCATTCTCCACTTCTTTTGCCAATTCAACCAATTGATCTACTGAAATCATGCTGCTTTACCCCACACATCGCCCCAGTTACCAGTCAGAGCACCTTTAGCGTAGTCAGTCACTCTTCCTTCGAAAAAATTGCCGTGGATAGGCGCATTGATCATTTCCTCGACCCATGGTAGTGGATTCTTTTTAACTTTGAAAATGCCTTTCATACCAAGAGCAATCAACCGACGGTCTGCGATGTAACGAATATATTTCTTAACATCTTCTGCAGAAAGATTGCGCATCTCAGAACCAGCAAACGAGAGATCAATAAACTTATCTTCAAGGTCAACCATACGTTCAGCGATAGTGTAGATTTTACCCTTGAGTTCATCATTCCAAATTTCTGGATTTTCCTTGATGTATTCACGGAACAATTTAATCATTGACTCTGCATGAATAGTCTCATCAACAATCGACCAAGTAACGATCTGTCCCATACCCTTCATTAATCGATGACGGGGAAAGTTAAGCAACATGATGAATGAACTGAACAACTGCATACCTTCTGTAAAGGCAGAGAACACGGCAATGTGTTCCGCAGTAGATGCGATAGTTCCGTTGCGTGATGAGATATCAGCAACGTAGTCGTGCTTATCTTTCATCTCTTGGTATTCCATAAACTGGTTATACGTAGTTTCTGGTAAACCAAGCGTCTCAATCAAATGCGAATATGCAGCAATGTGTAATGCTTCACGTGCAGCAAATCCAGTGAGCATCATACGAATTTCTGGTTGTGGAAAGTATGGTAGATAGTTCTTAACGTATCCACCTGCCACATCAATGTCACTTTGTGTAAAGAATGAAGACCCCATTGAT